CACCTTCCTGGATGCCTACATCGAACGTGATCTGAAAGCAGGCAAAATCACTGAGCAAGACGCTCAGGAAATGATTGACCACCTGGTCATGAAACTGCGTATGGTTCGCTTCCTGCGTACCCCAGAATATGATGAGCTGTTCTCCGGTGACCCGATTTGGGCAACTGAATCTATCGGTGGTATGGGCGTTGATGGCCGTACTCTGGTCACCAAATCCAGCTTCCGTTTCCTGAACACCCTGTACACCATGGGGCCGTCTCCGGAGCCGAACATCACCGTTCTGTGGTCTGAAAAACTGCCACTGAACTTCAAGAAATTCGCAGCTAAAGTCTCCATCGATACCTCTTCTCTGCAGTACGAGAACGATGATCTGATGCGTCCTGACTTCAACAACGATGATTACGCGATTGCATGCTGCGTAAGCCCAATGGTTGTTGGTAAGCAAATGCAGTTCTTCGGTGCACGTGCAAACCTCGCGAAAACCATGCTGTACGCAATCAATGGCGGCGTGGACGAAAAACTGAAAATCCAGGTTGGCCCGAAATCTGAGCCAATCAAAGGCGACGTTCTGAACTTCGACGAAGTCATGGAACGTATGGATCACTTCATGGATTGGCTGGCTAAGCAGTATGTCACCGCTCTGAACGTTATCCATTACATGCACGACAAGTACAGCTACGAAGCTTCTCTGATGGCTCTGCACGACCGTGACGTGGTTCGCACCATGGCATGTGGTATCGCAGGTCTGTCCGTTGCCGCTGACTCCCTGTCTGCTATCAAATACGCGAAAGTTAAACCTGTTCGTGACGAAGACGGCCTGGCTATTGACTTCGAAATCGAAGGCGAATACCCGCAGTTTGGTAACAACGACTCTCGTGTAGATGACTTCGCGGTTGACCTGGTTGAACGTTTCATGAAGAAAATTCAGAAACTGACTACCTACCGTGATGCAATCCCGACTCAGTCCGTTCTGACTATCACGTCTAACGTTGTGTACGGTAAGAAAACCGGTAACACCCCAGATGGTCGTCGCGCTGGCGCGCCATTCGGTCCAGGTGCTAACCCAATGCACGGTCGTGACCAGAAAGGTGCTGTTGCCTCTCTGACATCCGTTGCGAAACTGCCGTTTGCTTACGCTAAAGATGGTATCTCTTATACCTTCTCTATCGTTCCAAACGCACTGGGTAAAGACGACGAAGTTCGTAAAACCAACCTGGCGGGCCTGATGGATGGTTACTTCCATCACGAAGCGTCCATCGAAGGTGGTCAGCACCTGAACGTGAACGTGATGAACCGTGAAATGCTGCTCGATGCAATGGAACATCCGGAAAAATATCCGCAGCTGACCATCCGCGTTTCTGGTTATGCAGTACGTTTTAACTCCCTGACTAAAGAACAGCAGCAGGACGTTATCACTCGTACCTTCACTCAAACCATGTAATGTGTTTTGACTGAAAACGCGATGTAAAAAGCGTACAATAAAGGCTCCACACCTGTGGGGCCTTTTTTTAACAATGACTCTCCTGCCCCAGCCTGCTTTGCCAGCCATCTATACTATGGGTATCTGTCAAAACAGACTTAACACAGCCGGCTTTGAGCTGTGCATACACTGGCCCCGGATGGGCCGCATCTGGAGATAACACCGCAATGTCAGTAATTGGTAACTTGTTTTCCTAGATAACCAAATGAAATAAAAGGATTTATTTCAGGTCACGTCCACATATTGACCATCATCTCCCAAGCCCTGCCCTGTGCAGGGCTTTTTGTTGTTCAGAGTTGGCAGATCTGCGCCCTAAGCAAACTTAATACATACCATCGGATCAAAGAGGCCTCGCATTTGCGAGGCCTCGTTTTTACATCCAGGCGATTTGTTGCTGCCCTGTCGACGTCGGATGAGGTAAAGCCGGTGTCACTTCCCCCGGCTTAACGATGTAGCGCTCGACCGTTTCCGTCGTGACGAAGGTGCAGCTGCAATTGATATTTGTGCACTGGTGATAACGCTCTTTTGTCGTGTCAGTAAAGTAACGACTGGTGCGGGCATGGGCGGCTGTATGGCATAACGGACAATGGAACATTTCTATCACCTCACCTTTATGATTTTATGTCGCCATTTTATCGATTAAATTCATATAAAACAAATAGATAAAAATAAAGCATCACTCATCAGCCACTGCTTCGTACTCCACATCAGAAAGCCGCACCTCAAGCTCCACGCCCGTCGTGAAGCCGTTATTGTTGAGGTTGTGGGTTACCTTACTGATTAACCATGCCTGCTCGTCTATAACGCGCTTAAAGCCTGACACCCGTACCGGCATTTCCGGGAAAATATCTTCCCGGCCCGTCGCGAGGGTGATTGAGAACTCCGCCACGCCGCGCTGCAATTTATCCCACTTCGCCTGAGCCGCCCGCATGGCCTGCGCCTTTGATGCATAAATCGTCGTCATGGCGAAAACGTTATCCGACTCACCGGCCATATACTCGCCCTCGCGGGCTTCCTGCTCTTTCTGCTTTCTGCCCTTCGCCATACTGCTGACCGGTTTCGCTTTAGGATGCTGGAGCGCCCGCAGGTGCTGCTCTTTCGGCTTACGCTTCAGCTTTACCTGTTGCGCCTGCTTCTGAGGCTTCGGGTTTTTGGTATGCAGCCAGTTAGCTGTCACTCCGGTATACGCGCCTCGGTCAGCAATCGCGAACTGATGCCGGTCACCATCACTGCGCTGAATAGTGATTTGTGGGATGGCCTTACCGCTGGCCGTCACGCCGCTCCCGGCTTTGAGCATCAGCAATTTGCCCGCCTTGACCGACACCGCCCCGCCGTTCCGCTCGGCGAGGCGGGTCAGGAATACCGCGTCGGATTCCTGCGACTGGTCAATATGCGCGATGTGGATACCCGCCAGCGAATCCGCCACGCTGGCCGTTAATTTATTGCGGGCTGCAATTGCCCCCACCACCGCGCCAAGTGTGGTGTCATGCCATGACTCTTCCCGGCGTGAATTGAGCGTTCCGCGAAAATCAGCACTCCGCGCCCGTAACGTGACCGTGTCCGGTGCGCCGTGGTGCTCCACCTCATCGACGGTAAAATCACCTTTCCCCACCAGGGCAAAACCTTTCCACCCGAGATAAAGCGACAGCACCGCACCACGCACCGGCAGCTCGACCAGCCCGTCACTGTCGTCGAGTTCGATGTCGAGCTGGTCAGCCTCAAACCCGCGATTGTCGGTCATGGTCAGGTTAATCAGCCTGTCACTGATGTTGCCGGTGATGTCCTTGCTGTTGAGCGTCAGCATAAACTGAGGCGTCAGGGTTGCGCCTGAGCCGGTGACGATATCCGGCATGACTAACCTCCCACCAGTGAAAGCACATTGCCCGCCTTACCGACGAGAGATTCGGCCTGTTTGCCAATATCGCCATAGAGCGCAGCAAGGGAATCATCGACGCGCGTCAGTGACAGCGTGAAGCTGATTTTTCGCGGTGAGCCATCAGCGAAAAAGACGGTGCCGGTTTCGCTCACGTTGGTAATAACAAACATCCCGTAAATGGTGCCGGTGCCGGAAATAAGGGGCCACGCCCGGCCCTCATCCGCCATCGTATAGAGCGCCAGCATCGAGAGCCGCCCGCCGGTCATTTCAGGGTACAAATCGCCAGTGAGGGTGATTTTGTCGTCGCCGGGGCCGAGGAACTGAAACGCATCACGCTTCCCGACCCGGCTGTTTGACGGCCACTGGTAATCCGCGCTACGTTGCAAACTCTGATAAGGCAGCGACTGGCGCATAAACACAAACATTCCAAGAGTGAGCATCATCATCAGGCTCCTTAATCATGCATCATGCTGGCGCGGGCTTTGGCTCGCTTGTTGCGCTCGTATTTTTCAAGCGCATCCTGCAACTGGCTACTGAGCTGGCCGCCCGGCGCACCGCCGCCCTGTAACTGGATTTGATAGGTTGGGCTGCTCTGGTCGATGTACGTGCGACCGGCGGGCGCGGTGACCGGCTGATATGCCTGATAGCCCCCGTATGAGCTGGTCGCCGGAATGTACCCGCCACCCTGCCCGACCGGCTGCGCCTTTGCCGTCGCGGCATCGATGGTATCCGATTCCTTTTTAACGATGCCGAGCTTTTCGAGGATCGCATCAAGGCCGCCGCGCAGCTTGTTGAAGATATTCAGCGGCAGCATCAGCGCATCCCCCAGCGCCCGGCCAAACGCCACCCCGGCATTTTTGCAGCCGTCTAAGGTTTCCTGTGTGACTTTTACCGGCGCGATAAGGTCTTTAAACCATTTCCAGACTGCGCCGAGTTTCTGGCCGAGCCCGTCAAAAACGGGAGCCAGCGGGGCGAACATCTCAGCCACCGGCGAAAATGCGGCAATAAGCCCTTGCACCACACCCGAAAAAAATGCGCTGATGGGCTCCCAATATTTGCGGATGAGTAGCGCCCCGCCGACGACTGTCGCCACAACCGCAGTGACCACGGCGACAACCGCCCAAAGGGGCCACGAGATGGCCCCTATTACAGCAGCCGCGGCCGTGCCGATTGTCGAAAGGGCAAGGCTGAACATGCCCGCCGCCGCAACGATGGCATTGATACCCGCGATTACCGGCCACGCAATCAGCCCGATGCCGCCGAGTACGCCAATGACGGCCAGCGCACCTGTCGCGACGGTAAACAGGGTTTTTGTCAGCTCCGGGTTCGCTTTTGTCCAGGCGGCCACAGTACCGAGCCAGTCAGTAGCCGACACGGTGAGCCTGCGCAGGGCCGAATCCTCTTTATCAAACACCTCGATTTGCAGATCTTCCCACGCCGACTGGAGGTTTTTTAAATCCCCGTCGAGGTTGTCAGTCTGAATTTTTGCGATGAGCTCAGTCGTGCCGGTGGCGTTTTTAATCTCGTGACGCTTCCGGTCAAGCGAACCATTCCCGGCGGCGGCGACCAGCTTTATCGCGCCTTTCATGGCCTCCTCACCAAAAATCACTTTCAGGTATTCGCCGGTTTGAGCAGTGCCAAGTTTGTTTTTCACAAACGAGCGATTAATCGACTTGAGGATTTGCTCCACCGGGAGCATGTTGCCCTTCGAGTCACGGGTCTTTACGTTCAGCTCAGCCAGTGCATCGACGGCCTTACCAAGTGGAGCCTGAAGCCTGTTAAAAATGGCACTGGCCCCGGTACCCGCCATTGAGCCTTTAATCCCGTTATCGGCCATAATGCCGAGCATAGCAGTCGTGTCCTCGATGCTGGCCCCCGCTGCCTCCGCGACCGGTGCGACATACTTCATGGCCTCGCCGAGCTCGATAAGACCGGTATTGGACGAGGTAAATCCCTTCGTCATCACATCGGCAACACGTTGAATTTCCGTGGTCGGAAGGTTAAATGCGGATTGCATATTCGTGATGATGTCTGCCGCTTCGGCGATGTCGACATCTGCCGCCAGACTCAGGTTAACCGTCGAGCCGGTCGCCGCCAGCACGTCATCCGCTTTGTAGCCTGAACGGGCAAGCGTAGTCTGCGTTCGCGCCACATCACCCGGTGAAAATGCGGTGGTCGCTCCGATGTCGCGGGCCTGCTGGCGGATCTGCACCAGCTTTTCATCACCTTTATCCAGACCAAGAATGGCCTGCGTGCCTGACATCTGCTTATTAAATCCGATACCCGGCGCAATAAATCGTGATGCTCCATAAAGCCCCGCCGTTGCCACCCCGACCCCGGCCACGCCTGCATTGCGCGCCCCGGCCGCGAGCGCCTGCCCGGATTCATAACGGGCTTTCACCGCGGATAATTTCGCCTGCTGCACACTGACCCTCGCCAGTGCTTCACGCTGCCGGTTTAACTGCGCCGTCGTTTGGCTGATGGAATTTTTCAGGCGTAGCTCATCGCTCGCCAGTGTCCGGGTCTTAATCCCCGCCTGATTGAGCTCCTGCCGCTGGCGCTGCACGGACAGACGCAGCCCGTTATATTTGAGCTGCAAATTGGCCGCATTCTTTTGGGCAAGCTCCATTGCGCGGGCCTGCGCTTTCGTCGGATTATCGGTGTTTCTAAAGGCCACCGACAACGCGGTCGCTTCCTGCTTCGCTTTGGCGAGTGAATGCCCCGTGACGGCCAATTGGGCGCTGCTCTTACGAAAACCGTCGATTTTCGATGCCTGACCGTTCAGGTCGCGTAACGACTGCTGCGTCGAGCGAATATCACCCGACAGCGATTTGCTCGCCGTCTGGATGGATTTAAAAGGTCGGGATGCCTGGTCGACAGCTTTCAGCAGCACTTCGAGTTTGAGGTTATTACTCATTCGTGTTTCCGCTTCGCTGTAGCGCCTTGTCGCGCCATGTGATGAGCTCGGGAATACTCAGGGCATACAGCTCTGATGGCCCCCAGTGAAAAATCACTGCGACGTCGGCCATCAGGTCATCAACCGAGAAATTTTTCGGGAAATTTAAGCCACCGAATTCGGTGACAAAAAACCGACCACCTCACCGGCAAAACTCAACAGGTCTGGCAACTCCAGCGCGGCGACTTCCTGCTCGGTCAGTGATGGCATCGTCATGCGCGGCAGCACCTTAATCAGCGCATCGACGTCCGAGTTTGCCACCGCC